TACCATAGTCACATCAACGTAGATGAGAAACCCTCAGAGTTTGATGTAAAAATGTGTAATAATTGCTGCATACCCTTTCTCATATACAGTTTAGAAACTAAAAAATTTAATCTTTATGAGCCACAAAATATAGAAACAGATGTAAATATATACAACAGGTTTAAGGAGGATTATGACAACTATTAGATTACATGGGATTTTAGCTCAAAAATATGGCAAAGTTTTCGAAATGGATATAGATAAGCCTAGAGACGTAATCAGGGCTATAGATGCCAATAGAGAAGGTTTCCGAAAGACTGTTATGGATTTACAGAAACAGGGTTTCACTTACGAAATTATTGTAAACAAGGAGAGATTAAGCAAAAAGACTTTTTTAAACAACAAACACCCTAAAGAGATAGACTTTGTGCCTTTTATTGTAGGCGCTGCGGATTTCGGCATATCACTTTTTCTCATGCTGCTTAGTACAGCTATACAATATGCACTTATGGACCCGGGTACTATTGATGGTGGTGAACAGGCTGTGGGTGGAGATAGTAAATCTTTAATGTTTAGTAGTAGTATAATTAATTTGACTGCTCAGGGTACTCCACTACCAATCGGTTACGGAAGATTAAAAGTTGGATCTAGCGTAATTCAATCATCAATGAAGTCTCTACCTCAAAAAGTTAGGACTGTGGATGCAATGCAATCTGATACTTATATATCTCAAAACGAATACGGTCTTACTTATCAACAATCAGATGTAGAGATTTCTAACCCTACGGACTTATAAATTATGAATCATCTGTCTAGAAAAAAGAGGTTGTATGGAGCGGGTAAAAAACCCAAGGTTAAACCTGCGGTCTTAACCCCTCCAAGGATAGGTGATTTTCAGTTTGGGTCATCATTTAGTTTTTTAGAGACACTCGATCTTATTTCAGATGGGCCTATTGAAGGTTTGGTAGACTCAAAAGGCGATCTGTTACAAACTAAAGATATTTCAAGAGGAGTTTACTTTGATGCAACTCCCGTTTCGATAGCTATTAATAATGAAGATCCTGAAAATGAAGAGACAGTAACAGATTTAAAAAAAATAAATGTATCTGTTTCTAGCGCTTTTCAAAATTTAAAGGTAAAAGATCAAGGTGGAGAGTCAAGCGCTTCAATAAATGATATAACTCACGTTAATCAAGAGTATAGCGTAGGCGATGATGCGACAAATCAGCTTCTGACTTGGGATAACCTTGTTGATGGTGTAGATCCTTTAATTGCTCTTGGCGAGCGCCCTACGTTTACGGACTTAAACGCCTCCAAAAACAACCAATCGGTCTATAGTTATGACTCTGATTCAGAATCTTATAATTTAGTTAGGCATGATGCTAGATACAGAGTTAGCCTTCTTTGGGCTAATGTGTTGAATGACAGTGACTTACGAGCTAACCTAAGTGCTAGCACAACAGAACTTATTGTAGGTTTTTACAAAAATTATGATCCAAGTAATAATATTGGACCTAGAAATATTAACGGCAAAAGAAGAATAATTGACGCAATTGGAGCATTCAAAATCGGAGGGCCGGAGAGAAAAGGGACAGAGACTTTTATTGGGTCTTTGACAAATGCGTATAATGTAACTTACAAAGACAACGCTTTTATGAGGTCGCTCATAGAGACCAAAATGAACGCTTTTTTTGGTACAGGTTGGCAGGAACGCAGCATGGAAAGCTTGCAAAATCAATTGTATTATACTCGCGATGATGCTGGACATTTTATAACTTACTATCCCAAACGAGATATTTTGAACGGTACGTCTGCCGTGACATTTCAAGATCCAACACAAGTTAGGTTTACATTTACTGATTCTAACGGCAAAGAGTCTCCTATTGTAAGAAATTCTTCTTACATAGACTTATTGATTCCAATATGCGATGAAAATGGAGTGGTTCAAACTGGCGTAGATGTTATTGGGGCTGTATTTTTACACATTCCTCAAAACGCTACATTCCAGACGTTGGTTAGCACTATTGAAGCTCAGGCACAACGAAATCGAGAAGAGGCTCAGGCAAAGGGAACAAACCCGCGGCTGATCGCTCCTTATGTAGGAACCGCGCTTGTCCCATTTTTAAAAGAGGAGTCTTACGATATAGATAAAACCATATCTGAATTTAAAAACATATCAAACCTTTCTCTAGTTGAAAAGCCTCTTAATTTCTTCGGGAACTCAAAATACAACTATAATAATGTTTTAATTGAATCGAGAATGGGTAACGAGAGTCAATCTCCATTTAAATATTTTAATAAAATAAATATAGATAAATCTGTAGACAAAAATGTCTATGGCCCGTTCAAAACTAATGGTCAAGTTCAGAGAATAAAGAAGAATGCCCTCTTCCACAAAGATAATATTAATATGCTAGAGGCTGAATTCGATGGCCCTAATCTAACTTTATCTCAAGGTTTACCAATTAATGAAGGTAGTAATGATAGCATACGGGGCCGTGGGTCTGAGCCACAAACCAGCTTCTCTTCTTGGAATAATAAAAATCTAGAATATGAGTTAGAGGAAGCAGCTGCTCCGATTACTTATGTGGTGCAAAACCCTAATGTCACTGAAGTTTTTGTTACTCTTAGGATAGATAGTCTTTTTGATACTATTGAAACGTCTCACGTTGACGAGCCAAAAGCTAGAGATTTTAAAGCTGGAGATAAACTACCAGCGATAATGAACGTTCAAATTGAAGTCGGGAAAATGCTTTCTGACGGATCATTACAACCTACAGCCTCAAGAACTTATAGAATATCCGCCCTCATAGAAGGGCCAACTTTAATAGATATAGGCAACCCGATTAACGAAGGGACAGAAGAGCAGCATTCACATATTCAAGACGTAACAGATCTAGGGGAAGACGCTGATTTATCTACTCCATTTTATTTACCTAGAATAAATAATTATTCAGATAATAATGTATACGCTTCTCCAGAAAAAAGATATGTTAAAGTCACCAAATTATCTACAGAAACTTTTTCAGTTTTAATATCTAAAGATTTAACCTTTTTTAAGGTAACTGAGATTATACCTGTCAACTTAACGTATCCTTTCTCAGCCATCATTGGTACAAAGATAGATTCCAAGAGCTTTTCTGCGATGCCTCAAAGATCTTTTGACGCAAGATTGAAGCGCGTAAAAATACCAGTAAATTATCACCCCACTGAAGATACGGGTCCAAAAAAAGATAAAAGATATTACGACCGCAAATCAGAATTTGATGTAGCTTCCGATACAAAGAAACAGATTTATATTGGTGACTGGGATGGCACTTTAAAAGAAGGTTGGACAGATAATCCAGCTTGGATTCTATATGACTTATTAGTAAATACTAGATATGGTCTAGGTCAACATATCGATTCTACAGATATCAATAAGTGGGAGCTGTATAAAATAGGAAGATTTTGTGATTCTGTTGATGAAGAAGGATTCTTTGAGGGTGTTCCTGATGGAAGAGGGGGGCTAGAACCAAGATACTCTTGTAACATCGTATTTAACAGTGATGAGAAGGTTTTCGATTCAATACAGCTCATTTCTAAGTTGTTTAGGGGTCACACGTTTTTTAGAGCTTCAGAGGTTTCTTTTACTGACGATAGAGTCAAGCTTCCTATCGCATTATTTAATAATAATAATGTCAAAGATGGAATGTTTAACTACGCTAACTTGAGAAGGGATCAACAATTCAATACTGTTGAAGTGTCTTATTTAGACAGATTTGAAAACTTCACTCCAAAAGTCGAGGTTATTGAGGATGAGGAGGATATACGAAGTAGGGGCGTATTCAAACAAAGGGTAGATGGTTTGGGGGTGACATCTAGAGCAATGGCTAGAAGGATCGGGCAACATTTAATTTTTAGAACAATTAAAGAGAATCAAAGGATCGCTTTCTCATCAGGATTAGAGGCTTTACTTTGCCAGCCCGGGGATCTAATTGTTGTAGACGATGATTTAAAAAACAAAAAATCTAATTTCGGTAAGATTCTCAATGTTGATGTCGAAAAACAATTTATCCAACTTAGCGGCCCTTATGACGGGGATTCTATGACGGGTCAACTTACCGTATACAATCCCACTGGAAAAAGTTCAATTAGCGATCTTGATGGCGATGCAATAATAGACCGCCGAAGGGCTGAGATGTTTCAAATTACAGGTAATGCTTTTGAAAGCGAATTCTATAGATACACTGGTCAGT